ATCGTAGTTTTCAACCATCAAAGGAGATATAGATGGCTATTAATTTGGACAAGATAAATCAGGCATTGGACAAACTCGACCCGACGAAGAGTAATGGCGGTGGTAATCAAGACGCTATTATTAAGTTGGATGAAGGCGAACACAATATTAGGATTGCGCCTTACAAGCATGATCTAGAGATGCCTTTTCAAGAGATGTGGTTTCATTTTGGAATCGCTGGGCGTACATTTCTTTGTCCGACAAAGATGAAGGGCGAGTCAGATCCGATTTGTGATTTCGCGACAAAGTGTTGGGACCAGTTTAAGCAGACCAATGATGAAAGTTTTAAGGAAATGTTTAAGAATATGGCTCCAAAGAATCGAGCTTATATTCCTATCATTAAGCGCGGTGAAGAGGACAAGGGGATTCGTTGGTGGAGTATTTCGCCTCGTACTACCTACAAGGATATTCTTGATTTGGTAAAGAGTGCCTTACGACAAGGCGTAGATATTACCGATGAGAATGAAGGGTTGGATTTGGTAGTAAAGATGGAGCATGGGTTTAATAATTGGTTGGTACCTGGTTCGGTAATCACTGCTCTTAAGCCTACCCCCCTTGCACCAAAGAAGGATATTCCTACTATCATTGATAGTGTGAAGCCGATTGATGAACTCTTTCAGTTCGCACCGATTGATGAGATGAAGGTGGCGTTGGATAAGCACATTAATCCTAATGCTGACGATTCTGATAGTACGGCAGGAACTGGCAAGGATTTTACCAAGAAGGTAGAATCCGAAGAGGACGAGGTTAGTGAGAAGATTGGCGAAGCCTTTGATAAGTTGTTGAGCTAAAATGGCTCGTAAAAAAGTCGCGACAAGTGAGGGCGCTGTTGATGAAAACAGCGTCCTTACTGATATTCTCGTAGATTCTCTTAATAAGAAGTTAGGCGATGTCGCTTACATTATGGGCAAAGGCGATAGTCCTGCAGAAGTAAAAGAATGGTTATCTACCGGCTCAACAGTTTTAGATACAATCATATCAAATGATGTTGATGCCGACGGTGGGATTCCCGTTGGTAAGCTAGTTGAGATCAGTGGTGAAGCCGCCACTGGTAAATCTCTTTTGTCTTACATGATCTTGAAAGATTGCCAAGACAAAGGTGGTATACCTATTCTTATTGATACAGAGAATGCTGCTAATGAAGACTTTCTTAGATTGTTGGGTCTAAAGTTTCAACACGAAGGTGGCAATCTCGTCTACCTTCAAGTAGATTCTGTAGAGAAAGTTTTTCAAGCCATAGAAGAGATCATTCGCCGTATTCGTGAAACTCATAAAGACAAACTGTGTTGTATCGTTTGGGATTCTGTAGCAGGCACATCTACTGATACTGAAATTCAAAACGAATATGGAGAGGCAACTATTGGTTTAGCTGCTCGTCTTATTGGTCAAGGTCTACGAAAGAGCATTCGCTTCATCGGCACCCAGCGTGTATCGTTAGTATTTCTAAATCAAGTAAGGCAAAAGATTGGTGTTTTCTTTGGTGATGATACCACAACGCCTGGCGGTAAGGCTATACCTTTCTTCTCTTCTGTAAGAGTTAAACTTTATAGTGGAGGTAAAGTTAAGGTTGGTAAGGATGTAATAGGAGTTGGTATAAAGCCAAAGGTAATTAAGAATCGTCTTGGCCCACCCCATAGAGATGCTGAGCTAAAAATGTATTTTACTAAGGGTTTGATTGATGAAGAAAGTTGGCTTGATGTCTTGCTGAAGAGTGGCGTAGCTGATAAGATTTCTGCACAAAAATCATCTATTGTTAATAAAGACACCGGCGAAATATATGAATTTCAAAATCGTAAGTTTGTAGATTGGGTAAGAGAACCTGCTCAAGAAGAAGCAAGGGCTTATTGTAAGCTTAAGGTTAAGCAGTCACTAGTTATAGAACAAGATCCAGATAAAAGAGATGAAGAAATTACTACTGAAGAATTAGGAACTGATGAGATTCTATAATGAAATTCTGGGAAAAATTTAAAGAAGAACAAAAAAAGGATAGTAAATATCCTTGGTGGATTTGGGTATTCTTTATCATAGGTTTGATAATAGGAATAGGAACTGTTGCCCTTTTCGTTGGGGCACTTTTCTTATTTCTGGGTTGGGGTTTTTCCTTTCTGTGGAATTATAGTATAGCTCCTACCTTCAGTGTGACAGAAATTTCAACTAGCGCAGCAGCTGGATTATTGTTTTTGATATACTGCTGTGTTCGCTTTATTAAGTTTTTTATTAAGAGCTAGCTCCCATAGTTTAACGGTTAGAACCTTGGCTTTTCACGCCAAAAGTGGCGGTTCAATTCCGCCTGGGAGTAGACTTTTGGGCTGTCGTATAATTGGTAATACACAAGATTTTGGTTCTTGCAGATTAGCGTTCGAGTCGCTACAGCCCAGCCATTTTCTTCCAAAAAATTTTCCCAAATATGAATTTAAATATTTTTAAATGATAGTCCATTTTTATAATTTTTTCATGCAGTATTTATATTATCGGGGCAAGTAAATGCGAAAAGAAAATTTGAAAACCTTAGTTATATTTCTTCTATGTTGTATTTTTGTGTCTCATAGTGCTGAGAAGAAAAAAGCCATTGACGATCTGAAAGAAGAGAATTTATTTTTAAAACGTAAGGTTACATTGGCTGATTCGTTAATACTTGATACGACTATAGAGGGTTTGAAGTTAGCAGAAAGACTGGCTGACAGAGAAAAAAAGATAGAAGAATACGAGAATAATAAGCATCAAGTAGTGGTAACAATGTATCATCCTGTTGCAGGTCAAACTGATGACACACCAAACATTACGGCAGATGGAAGTGTAATTAAAATAAGTAAGGCAAGTGAATATAGATATGTGGCGGTATCGCGCAATATGCTTGTACGTCACGGGGGTTTCCTTAAATATGGTGATTATGTGTGGGTGGATGCCGGTAAGAAGTCTGGAGTTTACCAAGTCCGTGATACGATGGCACGGCGCTGGATAAATCGTATTGATATTTTAGAAACGCCTGGTGTTAAGCCATACAAGTATAATGACGCATCATTAAGAAGGTTAGATTATGTATCGGAAAGTCTTTAAATATTTAACATTGGCTTCTTTACTTTTAGTATTGGATGGATGCTACACACTACTTTATGACCCACTGCGAGTAAAGCCCGCACCTAAAATAAATGTTCGTAATTTAGAAAATAATTATCAACGAGATGAGAGAGATGAACATAGACCAGTGGTTAACAGACGTTATGAGCTATGGACACAATACTCTTACTCACCTTACGGCAATGGGTATTACCCTATTGTTTCTTATCATTCTTATGGTTATAGTCCCTACAGCATTTACCATATACATAATGAATCACAACTACCCGTATTACAGCCGCAGAAAACCTTTACGCCAGCACAACAAAATGCTAAGGTTGAGGTTGAAGATGCGACGGCTAGTAGGGATGTAGAAAGAGCAAAAATAGTTTGGCAAAAAAGAATAAACCCCAGAAATAGAAAACTACCAGCACCAACGCGGAGAGAAAAAGATGAGGAATGAAGATGATGCTGAGTCACTAATATTAATTAATGGTTTTTATTATGTTAATCACACTTAAGATTTGGTTTTGGATTTTTGTAGACCACTCTGTTTGGCCTACAGGTGGCTCCAAATTAAGCATTTTAAGACAGCAGAGATGGGCCAGTAGGCTGGCCAAAAGGCGGGAAAAAGAATCATTAGTAGAACAAAAAGAGTCCTTGACAAATTGGAGAGAATTGGTTATATTTTATAGAATGATTACAAAGAGGCTTTTGACACGTATGGTAATGTGGTAGGAGACTTTAAATGTCGAAACGAAGGCGTCGTATTATTTGGTTTGGGCAGTGTAATAAAGAAAGATAATAGATGAAAAAGGTTTTATTGATTGATTTGATGAATATGTTTGTTAGAAACTTTTCAGCAATGAGATTAACAAATGATGATGGTGAGCACGTAGGTGGCGCCTTTGGCACTCTTAATAGCTTACAGTCCCAGATTAAGAAACATAATCCGGATATTGTTTCTGTGGTTTGGGAAGGAAAAGGTTCTTCAGAGCGTCGAAGAAAGAAGCTCAAAGAATATAAAGAAGGCCGCAAGTTTAGAGGGCTAAATAGGTATTTTGAGTATTCGCAGGAAGATGAATCGGTTTCATTTGCACGACAACTGCAGTTAGTAAAAGAGTGTTTAGATGTATTGCCCGTATACCAACCTGCGGTTCAATACTTGGAGGCTGATGATCAAATTGCGTATTCTTGTAGAACTTTTTTTAAAGATGACGCAAAAATAATCATTTCAACGGACAGAGATTTCTTCCAGTTGATAGATGAAAGGACGGCTATCTTTCGCCCTGTGAAAACAAAAGAGAATCCAAAAGGGGAGTTGATAGACCTTGATTGGATGATGCAAAAGGAGGACGTTTTTCCACCTAATTACGCGCTTCTAAAGGCGATCGTTGGTGACAAGAGTGATAACATAGGTGGAGTTAAAGGCGTCGGAGAACCGACTGCAAAGACCGATTTTCCACTATTAAATAATATGGAAGAAGCTGGTGTAGATGACATCTTAGAGTACGCAGGTAAACAAAAAAATAAAAAGTATGAGAAGTATATTGATAACGCAGAATTGATGAGAAGAAACTATGAGATAGTACAACTACTAAATATAGACGTTAACATGCAGTCGATTCAGGCGTTGGAAAGAAGTTACGAAAATAAAGAGTTGAAGTTTAATTCTTATCAACTTCGTCTTAAGTTGTTGGGCGAAAACATTTCGCCAAGTAATATTGATAATTGGGTTTCGACCTTTATGTCAGTATCGCGAGAACCGGTAACATTATAGGAGAGAGATAAATGGCGTATACAGATGTTGATTCTTTTAAGTCTTTTGGAACAAACTTTCAGAACTGTGTGTTACAAGCAGCACTGATTGATAGAGATTTTTTTGAAAAGAGTTTTGAGATATTAAAAGAAGAGTATTTTACATCAGAGGCACATAAAACAATTTGGTTAGAGATAAGGAAACTTTTTAATAAGTATAATGGCCCGCCATCATATGAAATATTAAAGACAGAAATTTCGCAATATCCAGAAGGCGAACTAAAAGAATCAACAATTAATGTTTTATTGGATATTGAAACAAAAGTAAATCGTCAAGAGATTGAGTATGCAAAAGACAAATCTTTAGAATTTTGTAAGAATCAATCTATGAAGGGCGCGATTCTGCAATCCGTAGAATTGTTGAAAGAAGGTAAGTTTGAAGAAATTCAAAAGACGATT